CCTTCCCCAGGGTCTGGAACGTGGGGGCGTTATACTGGATATAGACGCCCTTCACGGCATCAGCGGTATGTGATTCAGGGAGCGCGGAAGCAAATTCGACATAGGCATTCTTCTTGGCCGACACGGAAGCGGCCAGTCCGTCCCCCAGGTTGCTCACCGTGAAAACCGGGTAGTCGCTTCTCTCGACATGCTGGCCGACTGTCTGGAAGATTTCGGACGCCGCGATTACACCGCCTTCTGACGAAGTCCTGCGGATCTGACCGATCTCAATACTTCCCGCCGGGATATAGGGGGGTCCCCCGTTTTCGCCCCGATCCTCTGAGAAGGTTGCTCCGGTCCCGTCCGTTCCTTCAACCACGGCAATGGCTCCGGTGTTGTCAACGGTGATCGAAGTGACATGCGCCACATCTGTAGCCGGTTTGGCAATCGCTTCCGAGGTCGCTCCGATTTCCTTCAACACCCCGGCCAGGTAGCAGGTGAACCCCGCTATGGTCACCGTATCGGCACTTGCATGGGGCGAAAGAACGTCCCTGCCGGTCACGATCCCGTCCGGCCTGACAACCGGCTCACACCCCGATTTACCGGAAAAGACAGTTCCCCCCGATATCGCGAAGACGGTATTGTCACCGGAGTCAGACATGGCCGCAAAGTCATGGAGTGTCTGCCCCCCTTCGATCTGTAGTTTTGCATTTTTCGCAGTAGGCATTGCTTGTTACCTCCTCTGTTGTCTTTTTATTGGCTGTACGGGTCGCCGTTTCCCATATCGTACACAACGGTAAAATCTGCGTGCGCCCCGACGACGGTTTCCCCTTCATCGGGGTACTCATCAGACCCGCCACCGTTATACGCGAGGTCTGACATATACTCCGGGTCCCGGATCCAGGACGGAGAAGCCAGGCACTTAATGAGGTCTCCAAGGATCTTCTCTGAGACCACGGACGGATTCGCGGAGCCGAACTCGGCAAAGGCCGTGACCTTGACCGGCATGGAACATCTCGCTTTTCCGTATAACTGTTCAGCCACTTCGGGAAGCGGCCAGAGGACACAACCCGGGAGTTCGTTCGGATCGAGCGAGCGGCGTACCCGCTGGACGTTTGATCCGATGTCCGTGTTGTACCCGGCGGCTGTCCGGATCGTTTCCAGCCGGGCCATGATCTGACGTATGATCAGCTCCCGGATCGTCGCATTCGTTTCAACCTCTGCCGACAGTCTTGTTGCGATTTGACCGGTAACGCTTCCCACAACCTCGCTCATGTCTTCGGCCTCAGCAGTTCGTAATCGATTTCATGGGACAGGTTCTTGGTCATTCTCTCGTTCGCCTTCGCAATGACCACCTTCATAACCGGTTCGTTTGAAAAGATGTCAGGAACCCGGGGTCCGTAAAGCTCACGTATCGGAAGCCGCCCAACCATCCTGCCCCCCACCTTCTCCCTCCAGAAAACTCCTTTGTGACCGCTCTTCATGATAGAATGAAAGGAATGGGGAATCACTTTCCGGGGCCGGTCTTTTCTGACTTGAACGGATGCCCCCTTTTTCGTCTGCCTGGTAGAGAAGGAAACCAGGGGAAGGGGCGAACCGGTACTGCTGATAGCTCCTTGCAACCTCGCACTTGAAGCCTTTTGAATCTTGAAGGTCCTGTCCACGTACTTTTTTGTAGCAGTCACAACAGACCTGATTTCCGAAGAAGCGTCCGTTTTTACCCCGGTCAGGGTCCTGTTAATCGCCCTGGCCGTTACCTTCGTGGCCCCTCCCTTCACCGTCGAAAGGAGGAGGCACGCCCGGTTAAGCTGACCTTGATCGATCTCGACGTTGACCTTCATGATATTACCAACCTCACCGCCCGACCGTTGTTCTCCAGGATCGACTCCTTCACGGTGTACGTGCTGCCTTTTACCGTGATTGAATCTCCTCGTTGCGGCTCCGCTCCCAGGTCTTCAAGGATTCCCTTGACTGTTCTCCCCAGGGCATAGACTTCCGCCGAATAAGCCGACGGCTGCATGACCGTGTTTTCCTCATAGAATACCTTCCACGATATCGGGTCGCCTCCCTGAGGAGTGTAAACGGCCTCCTGGACGCTGTCCGAGTGTCCATAGAGGCCGTCCAGAATAGCGCGGAGGGCTATGATGAAAACATCAGCCATCCGCCGCTCCTTACGTATGAATGTTGCTGAAGAGGTACATACACGCCGCCGCGATGTCGCTTACAACGGTCCCCGAATCATCATAGGAACGCATGTACGCTTCATCGACATTGTGACGGACCCGGAACACGTCGCTTCTGATGTTCTCTTCGCGGTACTCCTCGACAATGGCGTTTTCCCGGCTGTCTTCGGTCCAGAGGAACGTCCTTCCGATGCAGGGCTGCGTGAGATCCATGCCGCCGCCGATCTTCATCAGGGCCGCGTATTCGCTGCTCCACACGTCCGCGATGGAGGCGGTCTTTTTCTTCTTTGCCGAGTTGTAAATGCTCCCGCCGATGAGGACCCGGGGAACGTCAAAGACCGCGGCCAGCTGATCGCTGGTCATTCGATTGATGTCGATTCCCGGGAAGGTGTACTTCAGGCGGTTGACGATCTGGTCACACTCTTTCAGGTTCTGATACGTGGTGTAAGAAATGACCAAGACATCGGGGAGCATGCCGCACTGAGTACGGAACGCGCTTTTCCCGTCGTTCACGTCAGAGATGGGTTTGGCGGTTTCCCCGGTATCCCACTCGACTGAAACGGCATGGGGTGTGAACGTGGAAGCGTTGAAAATCTTGTCCGCTATCCTCTTTTCCTGGCCGCGAAGAATGTGATTCATGGCCCGCTTGGTTGCGATGAAATCCGCCATGCCGGGGGCCTCCTGATCGAACAGGCTCCGCTCCGTGTCGTCGATCGGCTCTTCCCATCCTTTTTCCACGGTGCTGAACTTGCCCCGTTCGTACTCCCAATCGCCTCGGTTGTACTTGCCTCGGGGGGCGCGTGACACGTCCGGGATATTCATCAACACTTCCTTGGGAATGACCGGATACGTGGCGGACTGTTTCGAGGTCGGGAAGAGGGGCATGACCTCCAGGCCAATGAACCCCATGGTATCCCCTTCCAGAAATTCCATGACCGCGACCCCCAGGTCCGGGCGGTATATCGCGGCGTCAGTTGCAGTTCTCATTTTTGTTACCTCCTATCGATTTTCATTCCGGCTGTTTAGGCCGTCAGAAGTTTCCGGGCGTATTCGATCCAGACACCGTAAATATACACGGCGTCCCCGTCGTTCGTGCCTCCGAGGGTTAGAACCGCGCTGAGGGTCCCCGGAGCGGCCAGCACGCCGTCAGCCCCGCAGGTGAATGCCAGTTCGCTCGCGGCCTCGGTGATCGCCTGTGCCGCCGTGTCCTGGATATCGGCATTACCCGTATCGCCCGCGGCGCAGGGATACACCTCGCAATCCAGGGTCAGCTCATCAAGAGCGCCGCTCTTCCCGGCCAGAACATGGACAACGACGTCTTTGCTATCGTCAAGGTCCTGACGAACGGGGACCGAGAACCCGAGGGATTCACCCGCTGTACAACCGACCGGGATTTCGATCACGGTTTCCTTGTCGGAGAGCTGCGCAAACCCAGCCGTGGTGTCCGCCTGTTTCGTCAGGGCCGTTCCGTCTTCCTGCGTGATCGCACCCAGGGGAACCGGGATAGTGGCCTGGGCGGTGAGAAGATTCTTGTAAATCTCAATTAGGGCCGCATTAACGTCCGCCTGGGCCGTATATTGTTCAAGGCTGGCGACGGAGACCGTCGCGGCGGTGGTGGACTTCACGTTCCAGACAGCGACTTCGATCACCGCGTCATCTTCCCCCGTTTCCATGGCAATGCCCTGGGCGGTCCCGCTGGACGCATCGGACACCTTCCCGTCAGCCGCGCCGTACAGAATCGTTCCTCGGGCGATTTCGGAGTCAACAACGCATTCGATCTCGAACGTTCCGGGGGCGTTGTTCAGCTTGACCGCAACCTGCTCGCCGTCAAGCACCGCGTATTCCGTGACACCGATCCAGTCTTCCCCGGCATCGGCGTATTCCACTTCCGGGGGGGTTGTAGTCGTAAGGGCTTTGATCTTGACCCGCCTCCGAGCCTCCAGATCCTCCCCTGCGGTGAACGTCTTGATTCCTTCGTTCCACATAATTTGTTTACCTCCTTTGACCTTCCGCCTGATTAGGCATTAAACTTCTTGATGTATTCCCGGTGGGCTTCCGGGCGCGCTCTCATAACGGCCTGCATCGCATCCGTCTTCGACACATTCCGGGCCTGTGCGTACTCATCGACAAGGGCCATAAAGTCCTTCCCGCTTTCCGTCCCGGACGGATTTCCGGCGCCGGGATTCTCCGCGCCCGAACCCTTCAGCGCGGCCAGGATCTCAGCCTTGCCCTTGATTTCGCCCGAGGGCTGCATCGGGGTCCCCATAGCCTCCATGACCGCCTTGAAAGCATCCGGGGTGATTCCCTGGTCCGCGACGGTACGGAGTTTCTTCCCCGCCTCTTCTCCGAACTGAATGGCAACGAGGCCAAGGATCCGCTCCCGTTCGGAGGTCGAAGCCTCCACCTTGATCCGTTCCTGATCGATCGTCTTTGCCCCCTCTTTCCGGAGCGCATCCGCGAGGGCTGGATATGCCGCCGCAAGCTGCTCTACCGTGGTGATAGAGGTGACCTGTTCCTGTTTGTCACTCATGACAAGCTCCTTTCCGGGGGCCTCCCCCCTGGGTTGTGATACTGCTTTGTATGTGCGGCTTGTCTCTCTTGTCAGGGAGAGCACCGCGTCAATGGCCGTCTGGAGGGTCCCGGTGGCATCGGCAAGCCCGGCTTCCACTGCCTGGGATCCGATGAAAACCCGCCCTTCGGCCATTTTCTCAATAACTGTTTCAGGATCGACATTGCGGTTCTTGGCAACCGCGTCCACAAAGAGGGTGTAGTAATAGTCAAGACGACCCTCAAACATGGCTCGCGCATCGCTCGAAAGCGGCTCCGCGTCGTTCCCCACTGTCTTGTATTTCCCGGCGGACAGGAATGTCCGCTTCAGGCCCTCCATCCGGTCCCGTTCCGACCAGTCTTCATGGACCATCAGGACCCCGATACCCCCTACCTGAGAAGTCTTCTCCACAATGACGGACCGGGCTGCACTCCCAAGCCAATAGGCCGCGCTGGTTATCATTCCCCCTCCAAACGCGACGATCGGCTTGGCAAAGTCAGACACCATGTCAGACGCGGTATCGATCCCGGAAACGGTCCCCCCGGGAGAGTCGATCATAAGAACCACGGCCTTCACGTCCGGGTCCTCCCCGGCAATCGTGAGGGTACGTGTCAGGGCTTCAATGGAAGCCTCCGAGAAGATGAGCGACCAGATACTTTCATCCCTCATAATCGGGCCGACAACGGGAATAATCGCCACTCCCCTATCCGTGACATCATAGGGTTTTCCTTCCTGGACCTCAGATTTGCCCAGGAGAGCTTTCACATCTACAGAGAGGGTATCGATATCAGACGCGGAGCGATATCGCTGAATCATGCCTTCCAGAACGTCAGGAAGGATGCTCCATACCTGGCCGTTATTAAAGTCAGTCAACTTCATTCTCTCCCCCTTCTTCCTGGCCGCCGGTCTCGCCGTCTTCCCCGTCCGGCTCGGATACGTTCAGGCCGCCGAAAGACAGCCCCCGGGCCTCCGCCTTTTCTTTCTCTTCCAGGAGCTGATCGAAAAGCGGCCAAATATCCCCCCCGCGTTCGGCAATCGCCTCCGCCCGTGTCTTCAGTCCGTGCTGTATCGCCAGGATATCGGCCTTGACCGCCTTGATCGGCTCGATGTCGCCCTTGGGGGATCCCCGCCACTCGGCATGGGTGATCGCCCACATCCTGGGATAAAAGTCTTCAATATCCAGATCCCCGCGGAGCCATGCTTCTTCCATGAGCATCGTGTATGTCTTCTGGCAGAACCCTTGCCCGAGCCAGTTCCTTCGGTGCATGAACACCCGCCAGGCGTCCAGCATCGCGGACCGGAACCCGGCAAAGTTGGTTCCCTCCACGTCCTTGAAGAGGACCGGATAGGGGATATTCAGGGCGAGGGATATTGCTTTCTTGATAACCTTCGTGAAGGGTTCAAAGGTGGATCCGGGCCGTTGCCCGGCAATGGGATAGGGTTTCTCCCCGGGATTCCCGTACATGATCTGCCCGGGGACCATCTCCTGATACCGGACCGTTCGATCCGTTCCGTCCGCTCCCCTTCTCTGCTCTGAGAAGGTGGCGAAGTTGGCTCCCATATTCCAGGGGTCCGTCACGCCCGATTCGATAAAAAGAGAGAAGGCGGCAGTGACGATATTGCTCACAAGCTCCGCGTCAAGATAGTCGTTCAAGTCCCGGAAGAACTTCATGGCCGGGGCGAAGTACGGAACACCCCGGACCTGCTCCGGTTCGGTGACGATGAAGTCGTGAATGACCCGCCAGCGATGCCCGGCCTTCGCCGGGATCCGGACAAAATGCTGAGAGGTATCCGGGAGCAGACTTCCCAGCCGTTTCGGATCCGTCTTTTTAATCCAGTAGGCCACCGGCTCCCCATACTCCCCCAACTCGACGCCGTCCCGGATCTTGGGATCGTTCAGCCGATCGGCAGGGGTCTTCAGCCGGAGCGGATTGATGACCTGACAGGCCAGGTAGTACGGACGGGTGGGATCGTCAATCATGTGAACCAGACAGACATACTCCCCGAAGGTGATCATGCTTCGCATGAGCAGGAATTGTATTTCGCCAAAAGTCATTCTCCCCCCGGCGTCGGCGTGGGGGGACCAGCTCAAATAGACTCCTCGCTGTTGTAATTGGATTCGCCGGGTTTCCTCATTGGTCACTTGCAGGATGTCACGATCCAGGGTGGGATGGGGGACAAGACCCGGACCGATGACGGTTGTGGCGAAGCTGTCCACCACACCCGCCGCGTGGGGGTCATTGTTTGTCAGGTCAATGGATCGCTCGACGATCCGCTCCCGCTCCATGGCCTCCTGGCCCTGGGAGAGCAACCGCTTGGGGACCCAGGTCTTCATGGATCCCGCCCGTTTCGATGCCGTCCGGCTGATGCCATACGCGGACGTTGGAAGGATCGGCTTGTTGTTCGGACCGTACAGAAGGGGCTTGTTCAGCGACAGGGCAATGCTGTTTATGGCCTTGGCAAAGATTTCCGACTGCGCAACGTTCATCAGTAGCACCTCTCACGAATGCCAAGATTGATGACCGGTCTGCGTGTCGATCCGGAGAGGGACTTGACCATGCCGTTCCAGAACTCGACCATTTTCAGGATACGATCCGCGTCCTCACGGGTAAGGGTCTCGTTCTCCGTCCTGAAGGTTTTGCCCGCTGCGACGGCGGTACTTGCGGCCAGCCATGTTTCAAGCTGGGCCTGTGCCTGTACTAAGGTGATTCCCGCCATGCGTCCCCCACGATGCAGTGGTCTCTGAGTGAAGCCACCATATCATGGGGTTTTTGGCAAAAAGGGGGGTTCGGCCCGAAACGGCCACGAATCGGCCACGAAATAACCTCAAAATGGCCTCTTATTTTTCTTGACAGGGGTTTTTAGAATGCACCTGAGAAGAGGAGCGTGGCGGATCTGGCTCGGACTATCGCCACAGAGATGAAACTGACTAGAGAAAAAAACAACGGTATTCGCACCGCGGCAATCATTCATGATCTGGGCAAAACTTCTATTCCCGCGGGCGATCCTCTTGACTTAATGAGATAGAAGTTTGTCATCCTTCCCCTGGAACACATCCGGATAGAGCCTCCTTCCGCACTCGGGACAGATGCCGTGGCTCAGCTGCATCCCGAGCACATCAACCGTACGGAGATCGATCTCCACCCAGTTGCCGTCGCTGTTGCGTATCCTTTTGCAGTATGAGCAGATTGGTAAAATCATCTTTTTCCGATCCGAAAGGTCATGGTAGATTGTTACGAAAAATTCCTTTTCCGGGCAGAGTGCCGTGACGTACCCCCATTTATTCAAAAAGGGCAGATATGTTTCGAAGGTTTTCCCTTCTCCGGTGAGGGCCACCTCTCCGCACGTTTCTATGAGATGGAACGGCGTCTTTCCAATCCCGGGCCATACCTCGCTTGCGGTTTTGTTGATAATATCCGACCGGTTCAGCCGGGCGAGATCTTCAAAGGCCTTGTTTGCGCCAAGGAAGAGGAAGTCCGAAGGTCTTTTGTCTTCATCGAGGATTATCTTATGGAAGGCCGCTCCGCTGGAAACGGAAGTAAAAAACTGCTGTAAGACAGGCAGGTGGATTCCTGAATTTATCATGAATGCTTGATCGCTCATCTCGCTGATTCCGTATCACTTCCCTTGTACCCCCTCAGAAACATTTCAGCGATTCAAAAAAATATTACCGGGCAAGGCAAATCGGGCAGATTAGATATTTCAATATTCTTTGGTTAAAAGTAGCAGGTCTTCTACTGCAACATCTTTATCGTGTCAAGAGTCAAGTCATGACCTCCGGCAAAGCCGGAGGCTTGAATTTGTGAACCGCTCAAAGCGGATTCATTATGGAGCCACCTGAAGGTGGCTATTCCTCAAACATTCTCAGTTGATCGAGACGACGATCTTCCTGCTCCTGTTGCTTGATGTATTCCCTGACGGTAGCTTCATCCCTTCCAACAGTAGAAACATAATAACCCCTGGCCCAGAAATGTTGGCCAGTAAAATTTTTACGATGACCCATAAAATTTCTCGCTATATGAATCGCGCTTTTACCCTTGATGAAACCGATCACCTGCGCCACAGAATATTTCGGCGGTATGGAGATCAACATATGGACATGATCAGATCTGAGATGCCCCTCCAAGACGTTACTTTCTCTCTGCATCGCGAGGTCTTTGAATGTTGATCCGAGATACTGCCTCAATTGTTCATATATCGCTTTCCTCCGGTATTTCGGTATCCATACCAGATGATACTTGCATTCCCATAAACTATGGCTTAAACTCGCACTGTCTTTCAATCGAAACCTCCTTCCCTGTAAACTTCGAACGGTTCACGGTGAGGAGGTTTTCTTTATATCCCCGGAAATGTCACACTCCGGGAGTCCCCCGGCAAAGCCGGGGGTTTACCTAAATGAAATTAGATAGGGATTGTTCAAATACAAGGGGGGGTGCGCCACTTCCTTTTGAAATCGAAATAAAGGTTGCCGCCTATAATCAAATCGTTTTAAGTGTATAACCCTTCTCTCGAAACAACTTCAGACAAGCATCCGCGACATCCGCATCGTAAAGAACTCCCCGGTTATTTTCAATCTCTTGCAGGGTCGCATCGATACCCAAGGCGGGGCGATAGGGACGGTGGGAGGCCATCGCTTCCACCACGTCGGCAACAGCCAGAATTCGAGCTTCAATAAGAATTTCATCCCCCTTCAGATTTCTTGGATAGCCCGAACCATCCATGTGTTCATGATGCTGATAGACAATCTCCGAAAGGGGCCAGGGGGAGTCAATATTTTTGAGAATCTCGCAGCCTCTTGTTGGATGTTCCTTAATCAGGCCAAACTCCATCTCCGTCAATTTGCCGGGTTTTGCTAGTATCTCCGCTGGGACGGATAGTTTTCCAATGTCATGGATGGAACCCGCAATTCGGATTCCCTCGATTTTGTCCTTATGTAATCCCATCTCTGTGGCAATAGAACGGGCAAGATCGGCGGTCCGGGCTTGATGTCCTGCCGTATAGGGATCTCTGGCTTCCACGGTGGACACTATGACCTGAATGGTTGTGTTGATGGCATTTCTAAGGCGATCGAGCGTATCGTGGAGGGTTGCCTCGGCCTGTTTGCGGGGGGTGATGTCAAAAACAATGGAATGGAGAAGATCTTTTTTGTTTCCTTTGATTTTACTGCTGAACACTCCTACATCTCGGATAGAGCCATCAGCCCGCCTGTGGCGAAACTCGAAATGTATCCTTTTATTTTCCCTGGCTTTCTTCATCTCTTTTTCGATATCTTCAGGCGGAAGAGTATTGATATCCTGAATCTTCATTCGGGTTAGTTGTTTGTATGGCCATCCATAAAAATCCGCCGCCGCCCTATTGGCATCAAGGATATCCCCTGTATCCGGATCGATGATCAGTTTAACTGCCGTATGGTCTTTAAATACCCTTCTGAAAAGCAACTCACTTTTCCGTAACGCCGCATCCGCATCCTTGCGTTCGGTGATATCCGTAATACTGGTAATGAGATGAAGAGGCGTCCCCTGCGCATCACGAAGGAGCGTGGTGCCGACATCTGCCCAGACGATGCTACCGTTTTTATGGAGGTATCGCTTTTCAAATCGACACATAGTTTTTTCGCCGACAATGAGAGGGCAGATATGTTCCCGGCTTTCTGTCACATCGTCCGGATGGGTAATTGCTTCGAAATTCACCCCTTGAAGCTCCTCGATCTTATAGCCCAGCATGTCGGAAAACGCCTTGTTCACCCGCAAAAAACTCCCATCCAGCCTTGTCAGAGACATACCTACGGTAGAACGTTCGAAAACAACTCTGAATCGTTCCTCGCTTTCTCGAATTTTATGCTCTGCCTCTTTGCGGTCGGTGATGTCGCGGAAAATACCCATCAGATAATCTTTGCCAAGCAATTGGACTTTTGTCGCTCGGATTTCAACCGGAATAATATTCCCGTTTTTCGAAAGGAGTTTTTCCTCTAGTATAGTCCCGGAATCTCGAAACCTGTGTTTGTTAAAGGTTCGGGAAAAGTTTCCAGCAATTGCGTCTTGCGGGTGAAGAATTGTCTGACTCTTTCCGATAAGATCTTCCTTGCTCCGTTCTACCATTTGGCACAAGCTCCGGTTGCAGTCTGCCAACGTCCCGGTTTCAATATCAGCCAATGCCATACCATCTTTTGCATCTTCGAATAAGGTCCGGTAACGTAATTCGGAGTCACGGAGTTCATCCTGCACACGTTGTCGTTTGGTAATATCGTGGGCATTCATAACGAAACCCGTGACGTCAGGATCATCCAGAAGATTACTGCCAACACCCTTCAGGAGGCGTATGGTACCGTTTTTGTGTTTCACATGGAACTTGCTAGGGATAAGGCGATCTTTGGTCAATAACGCCCTGTCGAACTCTTTAACGGCCTTTTGCTTCTCATCAAGCACAATTAGATCTAAAACTCTCGTCCCGGTTAACTCACCGGGTTCATAGCCGAGAAAATACTCAACGGAGGGACTCGCATATGAAATGATCCCCAGTTTATCTACGACAATGACGATATCAAATGAGCTACGAGTGATAGCCTTAAAATACTCCGCACTTTCTCGTACCGTCTTTGAAACCCTTTCGTGTTCCGGGTTAGATTGTTCCAGTTTCTTGATTTCCCGTTTCATAATCGAGATTTCCTTCATTGGTTCCGTATTTGTCCGTTGTGAATTTTGCATATTATATCCCTCAAGCTGTTATTACCCCGGCAACTAAATGCACAAAACCGCCCTCACGGAATTCCGCAAATATAGGCTTAGGCTTTACCTCGCCATCTACATGGTTAATTGCCGGAATGATAACAGATCTACTTTGAAAAGGGATAAATCTAAGCACATTTACATGGTACCCATAACAATTGAAATGTCAAGCCACATTTACAAATGGAAGCTAGTATTGTTTTTCTTTTTTTAATCCGATGGCTCCGCCAGATCATCAAACAACCCCTTCACCCTAGGCTCCAAGGCTCCATACTCTTCCAGGAAAAACGCTTTTTTCGTCTTCCCCAGGTAACGGCCTT